GTGAGCACGCCGGTCTGCGAGGTCTGGGTTGCCGAGACGGCGAGCAGCGGCTTGTTGATCGAGGACTGCTCGGGCGAGAGATTGCCGGCAAGCCCCTGGAACACCGCGGTCGGAGAGACCAGGATGCTCCCAAGGCCAGGCACGTAGACGGTCGGCCAGTCGCCCGCGATGATCTTGATGCCGGTGTCGTCCACCCCCTGCGAGGTGCGGGTGGCGATCGTGCTGGCGATGGACGTTCCGGCCGCAGTCGCGGTCACGGCGTACATCGTCTCGGAGATGGCGAGCGACAGCATCGGCGCCCACGACGCGGGATCCGTGCAATCACACAGCGCGAAGGTGTCGGGCTTGCCGGCGCTATCCGAGCGAAGGCCGCGAAGCGCGTACATGCCGGTGCGAGGCGCGGTGTCGACACCGATGAGCGTCGCGGTGGTGACGCCGGTCGCGCCATCTGTGCCGCCAGCCAACGTCAGGGGCGTATTGACAACCGGGGCGGTCGCCATCGTGCTCGCGGTGAACACGACGTAGTTTGACTTGCTGCGCGCCGCGGTGCCGACGTTAATCGCAGTGGCGAGGTTCTGCCAGAAGGCAACGCCCGTCCCGCCAATGTTGTCGAACCGCTCTGGCGTGCGACCCGGGAACGAGACGATGCACGCGTAGGCCCCAGCCTGAGCCGCCGGCTGGAACGTGATGCCGATCTGGTTGCCGCGAGTGCCGGTGTAGCGAGCGACGAAGGTGCCGCCGCCGGTGCCGGTCACGGTGCCAGTCGCAGCAACGTCGGTCCCATCCGTGACGCGCACGCCGCGGAAGTTGATCTGGCCGCCCTGCTGGTAGGCGACCGACACGTGCTTGGCGATGTCGAACTGCCGGTTCAGCGGCGGTCCATAGGGACAGGAGTCCGGATCGCTGAACGTGGTCACGGCATTGACCGGACCCCACGCTCCAACGCCGACCATGGCCTCGACATTGGTCGGCAGCCCCGCCACGAATGCGGTGGGCAGGATCTCGTTGACGTAAACGCCGGGGTTGGTCAGGCCAAGCAGATTGACCGTACCGTCGCGAAAACTGGGCATCGCCGGTCCTCAGAAAATGTGTGGGATGGGCTTCAGGAGGCCGTAGACGGCGCTGAGGCCGGAGCGGCGGTGTCTGTGGATGGTTTAGCGTCGTCGGCCTTGGCGGGCTTCTTCTGCGCATCGACGCCAGCATCGGCGTCGGGCTTGGGCATGTTGATCGCCACGACGTAGCCAGGGTTGGACGCGAGGGCGTCCTTCATCGCGGCCTTGTCGGTGATCTGATCGCCGGGCGTGTAGTCGCCGAAGGCATGCGTGACCGTGAGCGCGCGCATCGGCGTTCTCCTCAGAGCGGGGTGATCGGAAGGGTTGGAGGTCTGCGAGCCGCTACGGGAGCGACGAGACTGGCGTCTGAACCACGGTCACTTCGTAGGCCGTGTAGGTGTCCGGCGTGTCGAAGGTGACGTTGAAGATGAGGTCGCGGCGGTAGGTGCCTTCGTTCTCGTAATTGTCGTCGAGGTTCGTACCCTGGAACACGACGATGGCGAGGGTCTGGTCCGGCAGGCGGATCGTGACGTTCCGCTTCAGAGCGACATCGATCACGCGGGCAACGGCGGCGCGGTCAGCGGGGCTCGGCGCCCAGACGCAGATGCGAAACTGAAGCCTCTGCCGATGGATGCGCGTGGCCATGGTAGCCGGCGCGCCGATCCGAACCTCAAGGTCCTGATTGGTGGCGATCTGAACCGTGGCTCCTGCGGCTGCCGTGCCCGGGAATGCCGCCTGCAATGCGCTGACGAGGCCCGAAGCGGCGATCGATGCCGTATCGCCAGGCTGGCTCAGGTAGGTGTAACCAGTGCCGCCTATGACTGCAGAGACGTACTCGCCAGCGGTCGGTGTGCCGCTCAGCGTGACGCCAGAGCCGGAGATCGTCGCCGTGAGACCATGAACCGGCGCCACGTAGACCGCATCGGTGGTGTTGAACGGCTGCCCAGCATCGCTGGACGACGACGGGATGGCGAAGATGGAGACGATGGAGCGCCCTGCCGCCATCGCCTTGTCGATGTCTCGGGCGAGCGGCCAGCCCTGCGCTACCTGCGGTGGCTTGGTCGGGAGAACGCTAGGCTGGTTCGTCCCATTCGGGAAGACGGCCTGAAGCGCGATCTGCTCCAGAGCGTCCATGACATCGGATAAGTCGGCCAAGGGCTAGGCCCCGTCGTCTTCGTGGACGATTTCATACGCTGCGGGGCGCTCAAGATAGCGCGCCACGACCAAGGCAGTGTCAGCCGTCAACTCAATCTCGGCTGGGATCAGTCGCAGTACGACACTGGTCCGATCCCGGCTGGCCTCAATGGAAACGCTTTGCACACAATGAGCCAGATCGAAGCCGTCAACCTCGATAGAGCCGCGCCCGCTGGAACTCAGATGGATCTTGACGGAGGGGAGCGGCTTGATGGCCATCACTCAGTTCTCCAGCCGGATCATCTCAACCTTGTAGCCGAGCGAGGACCAACCGTTGGTCGCAACCTGATACCGGGAACCGGTCTCGTCCTCGAACGTGTCGCCGTTGCTGACCGACCCGAGCGGGAAGATGCTGACCGGCAGATACATGCGCCAGCGTCCCGGGCCAGGCGCATCGCTCGGGACTTGGCCCTGGCCTCGCGCGGCGCCAGCCAGCGGCACCAAGGCCACGGGCACGTTGGCCGCAAGCTGGCGCTCGCCAGGGCCGATGTCGTCTGTGTCCGGCGTCTGGTCGTAGCCGAAGTACCGGCCCGAGCCACCTGTCTGGGAGGGCTGCGCCTCGCCCTGACCGCCGTCGGCATCCATCTGCGAGTTGCCACGCAGGTGGGTGATTGTGCGATTACAGAGAACGGCGTTGACCGGCCGCATCGGCTCGATCGAAGCGATGAAGTAGGTGCGGCCGAACTGGTCGTAGCCGTCCACCCGGGCGAGGTAGTCGCCGATCTGCAGGCCTGTCGCGTCTAGAAGCGCATTCTGGATTACGTCGTCAGGGTGCAGGCCTCGGTTGAGGTTGAAACCAGCGCCGCCACCATCGACGAACAGGGCGGGCAGCACGCCGAGTATATTGGCGAAATTCAACGGATCTGAGCCGTTCGGTCGGAATACCTGATGCGGCAGGCCGAGCGCCTGCGCCAAACCAGCAAAGGAAGCCGCAACGCTGCCACCGATCCCGGTAAGGGGGAGAGCGCGACCGCGCAAGGTCCACGTCGCGCCAGCAGGGTCGCCAATGACTGCGGGCTTACCCGGCAGTAGCGACAAGACGACGAAGCTCTGTCCCTTGGCGAAGCGTGCGCCTGTGATGCTGACCACGTCGCCCGAGACTGGTTCAGTCGCCAGCGTGGTGGCCAGCACGAGGACGGTGCAGTCGTTGCCAGTGAGCACGCCCTCGGCGGCTTGGCCGGTGCTGTACTCGGTGAAGATCGCCTTGCAGCGGTAGGTGGTTTGCCCGCGGGTGAGCGTCGCGGGGAAGAACGTGGACGCAAAAGCTCGCCCAACCGTCTTGGCTAGGCTGCCAGCGAGCGGCGTGGTCATCAGACCCTCTGCGCACGGGCGGTGTATGTGTTGCGCGCACCTATGAGGCCTGACAGAGCCGCCTCAATGGCTTGGAACGCCGTTTGCCCCGGGGCTCCACCAGCGTACCTAATCTCGACCGAACTGGCCTTGAGCGAGTTGATGAGCCCACCACGCTCAAGGTCCGGCAGAAGCGCGCCCGGCTCCGCATATTCGCGAACCGCTGCCTCGCACGTCGCCGCGATGATTTCTGGCGGGATGGTGTTCGCCCCGATCAGATCGAACGGGTAGAGCATCCTCGGGTCAACGAAGTACGGTGTGTCACCACGCGGCTCCGCGTAGGTGTAATAAGCGTTCGTGCGCGGCCATTCCAACGCCTGCGCACGCCGGAACGTGCGATACCCAGGGAACTGAACCCGATACGTGTTATCGATGTAGGACGTAGCCCGCCGTAGTGCTGCGTCACCGAGATCATCGGATGCGAAGTCAAGGCCGCGCGCAGTAGCATACTGCACGCAGTCGGCAGTCGCCACGTAGCTGTCAGCCCCGAGGATCCCTGCGCCCGTCTCGACAAGAAGTGCCACGTCAGATTGCCATTCCGGCCATCGCCGTTTCAGCCTCGGCTTCTGTCTTGTAGCCAGCGCCGACCGCCTCACCGTCGCGCTTCACGAACCATAAGCCGCGGGCGCCACGCTGAACGCGAAGCTCTCCCGTTTCGGCCTTTGGCTCCGTCCAGAGGACGTGCTCGCCCTCAACGAAATCGCTGGCGTTAATGACCATGCGAACGTCAGGGGCCAGCGGATGCTGAATTGCGACGGTGGGGACGATCATGGCGTCAGCCCTGAGACCAACCCGCGCGCAGGTAGTCGCCGACCATCTCAGGAGCGACCATCGTGACGGCAGGTTCAGCCAGATCCGGCGTCACACGCGTCAGCTTCACAGTAAGCCGGTCTGGCTCAGCCATATCGCCCGTCACGGGCTTCGGATTGGCTGGGTCGTTGCCGAACTTCTGCGCGAAGTGGTCGCCTGCGCTCATGTCTTCGTTAACGTGCGGGGCCATGACCTTGGCCTCAACGGCGGACATCGGCTCCAAAGGAGTCGCCGCAGTTTCGGTCTCAGCCGCAACCGCCGCTGCCTTGTCGGCATCGGCACGAGCGGCATCCGCCTTGCGCTGCTCCGGCGACTTGCCAGCATCGTCAGCCTTGGCCTGGGCGTCAATCGCCTTAGCGCGGGCGTCCTGCGCGGTGGCCTGGGCCTTCTCCGCGTCCGTGGGCTTTGCCTGATCGGCCATATTGGCCTCCTATTAATGAGAGAACGAGGACCGATCAGCCCTCAAGGATGGCGACGTGGTCCTGCTTGATGACCGCAGCTCCCCAGACGAGACCCACCTCAAATTTTATCTGCCTGTACTGACGGTAGACGCGAACCTCAAAAGTGAGACCCGAAAACTCATCAGTAATGAGCGTGGCATCGTCGGCCATGTCGCCGGTGATGCCGTTGAACTGCGGCTCGGCGGGAGCGCGCGTAGCAAGCACGATGGCATCCCGGGTGAAGGCCACGTTCGGCGTATAGGAACCGACAATAGTGATCGCGGCGCCAGAGGCGGCAGCAACCTTAAGGCCGGGGACGCCGATGGTGATGGATCCGGGGCCAGTGGTGCCGGTCACGACCACGTACTGATTGGTATCGCCCGCAAAGCGCACGATGTCGCCAGCGTTGATCGTACCGGTACCGGTGCCGACTGCGATGACGGTGGTGCCGATAGGATAGGCCGCGCCAGTCACAAAACCGGTTCCGGTGCCGCCCGTAACGAGCTTGTTGGCGGTCGGGGAGTAGTGGAGCGCGAAGCCCTCCAACTCACCGATCGAGCCACGACGCAGCAGATCGTCGGTGCCGGCCTCATTGACCTTGAAGAGATTGGCCTGCGTGCCACGGATATTCGACATGGCCGGCGAAGACAGAACGAGGTGACGATCCGTCATCGGAGCGCCGTTCTCGTCCAAGATCCGGGCGACACCAGCGGTGTCGTTCAGATTAGCGGCCGTAGCGAATGGCGTGGTCCCCGCGGTACCGACTGCACGCGAAGCCGCGATGACAGCGGCGGACGACACAGTGGATTCCACCGCGTTGGTCAGGGTACGGAACGCCTGCGCGAACTGATTGCGCAGGATTGGCGAAACACCGGGACCGCCGTTGTTCAGGCCAAGCTGCTCTTCGCCGTTCCAGCGAATGGGAACGTACTTGGCGTTGTTGAGCTGCATGTTGACGGTGGTCAACACCTGATCGCCGTCGTTCGGTGCGGTGACGCCAGGAACGATGTTCGCCGCAGTTACGGCCGGCACGATCGGCACGGACACGACCTGGCCAACGGCGGCGCGGGCAAAATTGCCGTTGTCGCGCTGGACGGCGGGGATGAAGCCGACGAACTCGCGGGAAACGAGATCAAGCGACTCGTAAAGGGTCGGCACGAGGCCGGTGAGCGTATTGGCCACTGGTCTACCTCTATGATGAAGGGAGGTGCTGGGGGTCAGACCGACACGAAGCGCCGCCCTTCATCAGGGAACTGGCTCATGATCCCGCCCGGATAGGCGTGTCAGTCGTAGAGAGTTACTTCTCGGGCGAGCTTGCTTTTCTGCCCTGGGGACAAGGCATCAAATTCTTTGCGGCTCATCTGTCGTTGACCCGCAGCATTGGTGCCGGGCCGAGCGCCAGACCCACTTGATCCAGTGCCCTTCAGAATGGAGTCGCGATACGCAAAACCGTCGACAAGGATTTCTAAAGCCTCATCAGGGTCGGCGATGTCGCCGGGCTTGGTACGACTGAAGATCTTCTGATCCCCGTCGTAGGCGACTACTCGGCCATCTTCGACGCGGAAATTGTTGCCGAACTGCGCCTGCATGATTGGCGCAGGGAGCGTGCACTTATCCGCGATGAATTTGGATCCGCTGAACACGCGTCCAATCTTCTCGGACGTGAACATGCCCTTGAAGTGGTCACGCTCTTTCTCAGCATTCTTGATGCGCTCGGCGCTCCGACGCGCCTCAGCGGCGACCTGTTCCTCGGCCGTCTTCTTGGCTTGGTTCTTGATGACCTCAACCTCGCCCGCTTTGACGAGATCGCCATCCTTCAAGTTGCGAATGGTCTCCAAGGCGGACCGGGCCGCATCGGGGTCTTCGATGCCCTCAAAACCCTTTAGGCGCCCTTCGGCAGCCTCACGGGCTTCACGGTGCGCTTTAGTCTCGCCGTTAAGGCGAGCGATCGTCGCAACGGTGTGCGGCGCATCGAAGGCGATGGCCTTGCCATCGTCTGCAACGAACACAGGCTTGCCGTCCTCGACCTCCGCATAGGTGCGGCCGTCAAGTTCCAATGTCTTGAGCTTCATGGTGATCCTCAGGGCATCCGCCCATCGGTGTGAAGGCCATCCGGCCTGTGCACCCGCGTTCGGCATCCACCGCGCGCAGGGCACTGAGATCCGCCTCTGTCGAGACGGGGCGATTGGGCTTGAGGCCCAAATCTGCTACGCTCCTGATTTACACAGGAGTTCGTGATGACCCGCGAAATCGTACCCAACGCTCGGGACACTTATGTCGGCGAAGATGGGCCACAATTTCTTGAGGACATGACCCGAGAAGAACTGATCGCTGTGATCAAGCATCTCAAACAAGATCTGCAAGAAGCCAGAGAGCGCACCATTAAGCGGCGCGATTTGCTTTCAAGCGAGAGCAATGGACAAGCAACATTCCCAAACTACGTTCGAACCTGAACCTCTGTCTGCGCCGGCACGGGTGGCTCAGCAGCAAGCAGCGCCTTGTCGGCCTCAGCGTCGAAATCTCCAGGCAAAGCGTCGAAGCGCTTCAGACCGGCGATGTAGGCGTCGTGGCTGATTTCCTTGGTCGCACGTGCCTCGGCCAATGCTTTCAGAGGCTCGGCCGCATACGGCAACACGCTGAAGTCTGTAGACACCTCGGTCTGGACCGTCGTTGGCTTGCGCAGATACTCGCAGGTGAAAACGAGACCCTGTTCCAAGGCATCATTTAGCAGGAGTGCCCAGCTTTTAACGGCGCTGTGAGCCTTCGCGGCGTCGATTGCCTTACCGGTCGCAGTCGGGTTGCCGGGTTGCTCCGTGAGCGGCTGAAGTCCGATCCTGCGCATGTCTGCTTGGATCGCTTCGACGCTCTTGCGCACCTCGGCGATGTTGGCTGCCGCTGGCTGGACGAAATCCCATTTTGGGGGCGGCCCGTCACCGTTGCGCGGCGCGAACAGAACCGTTTTTGGCCCAACCTCGATTTTGTCGTTGCTGCCAGGGGCAGGCGGAGCGATGCCCTGCCCGCACAGCATCGGCGATCCTGCGAACGTTAGGATTTCTTCCTGCCGAGACAGAGCTTGGTAAAGCTCGATCTGCATGTCGGCTACCGCTTGAAGCGGCGGCATGACCTCCAGCGCGCCAATGCGGCGGCCAAAGTACATCAGCACGAGAGGCACGGCGGAGAACTGACCGCCGCGGAGGTGCGGCTTGATCGGCCCAGGCGTCCACTCACCCTTATCGCTTCGCTCCCAAACCTGAGACGTGCCGGGCTCAAGAACCCTGACCTGTTCGATAGTGCGTTCGCCAAAACCATCACGCTCGACTCGCGTCTCGCGGATCCGCACGTGGGTGACGACTTCGCGTCCTTCCACCACATCGGTGTAGAGCGCGATGATGCTGTCGAAAGGCACTTGGACCCAGTACGGCCTGGCACCAGCCTTGATTTCATCGGCGCGAGAGGCGTTCGGCGCCATCTCTGGATAGTCCACGAGGTAGGCGTGAGCCCCACGCGCGGCGCCTTGCCAAAACGCCTCGGCAGCGAACGTCGTTAGGCTTGAGCCTCGCCCGTCGATATCGTCTACAAGGCCACCCCGGCGGCTCTTGGTGGCGGGGTCAGCTTGGCCGATGATCTCGTCAGGTGGAGCGCCTTTGACCGCTACGTCGCGCCCGAACGGCTTGGTCGCAAGGGCTTGTAAGATGTCGACGAACTCAGGGCGCCAAGGGGCGGACTGTGACCGGCGACGATACTCCTCGCTCGACTCGCCTTCATATTTCGGCAGGTACTTGTCGCCGCCCCTGCGGATCGCCTCGACGCCGCCAAGGATATCCCGCACGAGCTGCCAGCGCTTATCCATGCGCTGATATTCTGCAGATGTTTTTGACGGGTCGTCGGCCATCTAGCGCCTTACGGAGTAGCGGCTGACGAGGCTCGCGGTGTCGTGCTCAACCGGCTTCAGGACAAGGCGGCCGAACGCTCCGGACGAGGCATCGACCTGGTCCTTGAATTTGCCGGTGGGGAACGCTGCCAGTTCATCCAGATAGGCTTCGTTCCATTCACCTCGGATCAACGAGACGTTGCCGGCCTCGCACTGTGAGGCGAAGGGCTCGGCGCGATGTTCCTTGTCACCGCGCTCAGGCTCGGCGTGGACGCTGAACCCGGCGAGCAGCGAGACGTAGTCACTCACCTGAACCTTGCCGGCCTGTCCGCCATCCTGCGGCAGGCTGATGTGAACGCCGTCGCCATCTGCCTCGGCGGTCGCCCGGATCAGCTTCCTAACCTCGTAGCCCTCTTCTTGTGCCAACACGACGTGGCCCACGAAGAACCGCCCGTCAGGAGCGCGACCGATCTTGACGCCAGCCGTCCGGGCCGCAGTCGCCTTCTTGGTCGCAGCCAGATCCCAGTGCCGAACCCATTTGGTGCCGACTGGAGCCGCTGCAACGATCCGTTCCGCGAACCATTGCCGCTTGAACAGGCCACCTTCGCGTGGGGCAGGCCGCTGCTGGTACTGACCGGCGATGGCATATGTGCCCATCGCTTTCTTGTCCCGCTCCACCACCTCGGCGGGGAACCGTGCCGGGAACAGCAACTCGCCGTCCTCAGTGCGCGGGTCCATGAAACCGATGGATGTCTGGCACCGTCGCTCGGGCTCAAACTCCATCGGGAGCATCAGATGGTCGTAGCCAAGCTCTTTGGCGAGGATGACGCCTGAGACATCGCGCTCGTGTAGGCGCTGCATGATCACGACGATGGCAGATCGGGCTGGGTTATTGAGGCGCGTCGGAACTGCCTCAAGAAACCACTCGATCACGGCCTCGCGGATCGTCTCGGATCCTGCATCCTCAACAGAAAGCGGATCGTCAATCAGAACCCGGTCGCCACGAGCGCCCGTGATGGAACCAGCGGCAACGGCCTCTCGAATGCCGGTGGCCTCGTTCTCAAACTTCTCTTTGACGTTCTGGTCGCGGGTCAGGATCACCCGTTCACCCCAGAGGCCCTGATACCAGTCTGACGCTACGAGGCGCCGCGTCCGGAGGTTGTCTCTGATCGCCAGTTTCTGAGCGTGAGCCGCAGCGACGTAGCGCGTTGCCGGGCGGTTCTGGGGGCCCCACTCCCAAGCCGGCCAAAACACCGACGTGGCGAGGCTCTTCATCGTGCCTGGTGGGACGTTGATCAGGAGCCGAGTGATCTGCCCCGAACTGATCGCTTCCAAATGCTCCGCGATGGCGTCGATGTGCCAGCCGTGAACGTAGGGCTGGCCGGGCTCAATGACGTGCCAAGCTCGGCGGATGAACCCCGAGAGGCTTTCCTCGCAGTCAAGCCGGTCAAGCTCCTTAAGCAGCCCCGCCGGATCCGCCAGCAACCGCTTCAGCGATGGCCCGGAGTTGATCGCGCTGGCCGCCATTCAGTCTCGCGAGGGCGTTCGCCACATCGCCCTTCGTAGCAGGGTCATCGCTGCCCGCGCTGGCATCCAGATTGAACGCCTGACGCTCCAGTGGGATCAGGTTCTTCAGCGTCTGCGATAGTTCGCGGAGTGTTGCAGCTCGGCTCGGAAGGCTCACCGCCTTCATCATCGAATTGCGCCGATTGGCGTTGGCATCGTTGAACGTCGCCGCCTCAATGGCCTCGACGATCGCCTCGTTGTCGTCCGTGCTGCCTTCAAGCTCCGACATCAGCTTTTCAGCGATGCGGTTGGCCTTACCAAGCGAGGCCTGATGCGACCGGACGAGGGCAACGCCACGAGCGGCTGCTGTTTCTACTGCCTCTTGTGCGTTGGCTTCTGAAACCTCCGGTGAAACCAGCCGCGCTGAAACCTCTTTCCGAACTCTCTCGGTGAGGTCTCGCGCCCAAGCCTCTTTGCGAGCGCGCTTGTTAATCGCGGTGTGGCTGACGCCGTGCTGGCGACCAATCTCGGAAACGGAAAGCTGCCCGGCGCGGTACTCGCGCTCTATGGCCTCCCAATCGGTATCACGTGCCATGTGGTGCTACAGAATGGCCTTGAGTTCACAGCGCCCTGATCACCCGTGCGAGGCTACCGTCTGCCTCTGCCAGGATCTTGAGCTG